GGCAATTTTATTTATATCGACCTTATCAGCTGATTACTCCCAAAAGGGTCACGGTCGTTTTCTCGCTATTAGAAAAAATATTACGCAAATATTTCACATCTAAATAATACTTTCCTCAACGTCTGCTCCTGGCACAAAGCGGACCAAGACATCAGGAATACTTATCGGACTCTTAGCAGATCTGAATATCTCGTCGTATATCGAGGCGACAGCATTTCTCGCTTCATTTGCCACTGTTGCTGAATGCCCTGCCCGGCAAAGTAGAGAGTTCCTCTGCCGTCTCTGGCATTGAGTTGATCAAGAACCTCCATCAGTTTATCACTACCGGGCCGCGGCGCGTTTTCATCGAACAAGTTGAGCTGGGCTACCCCCTGACTGAAGAAATCACCCAGCATAATGCCGGCTTTCTGGTACCTATGGCCATCCTTCCAGATTTTGCCCAGGCACTTTACCGCGGCGTTAATGATGTCGCGTGAATCCTGAGTGGGGGTAAGAAGCTTCATGGACGCACTGTTACCATAATACGGCTCGTTAAGCGCAAAGGGAGAGGTTTTCACGAACGCAGAGATAAAGCGGCAGTACTGATGTTCACCCCGCAGTTTTTCAGCACCACGGGCAGCATAGCTGCAGATAGCTTGGCGCATCTGTTCATACTCAGTAACGCGTTCGCCGAATGACCGGCTGCAGACGATTTCCTGTTTAGCTGGTGCAAACTCCTCCAGATCCAGACATGGTTCGCCGCGCAGCTCCCGGACAGTTCGCTCCAGGACGACATTGAAGTGCTTTCGAATAATCCACGTACTCTGCTCTGAGAGGTCGAGAGCCGTTTTGATGCCCATGGCATTCAGCTTCTTACTGATGCGCCTGCCGACGCCCCAGACATCCTCGACAGGCACAATAGACAACAACCTACGCTGGCGATCGATATTGGACAAATCGACCACGCCGCCGGTCTGGCGCTGCCATTTCTTGGCGGCGTGATTTGCCAGCTTGGCGAGGGTTTTCGTCTGCGCGATGCCAACCCCGACAGTCAGGTGCGTACGCTTCAGAACCGTAGCGCGGATCTCTTTGCCGAACTCCGTCAGGTCCTGGCAGTTCCTAACGCCCGTCAGGTCACAAAAAGCTTCATCGATACTGTAAATTTCAACGCGGGGGCTCATTTCTTCAAGCGTTGTCATTACCCGGTTAGACATATCAGCATACAGCTCATAGTTGCTGCTGAAGAAAAAAACGCCAGCCCGCCGGAAAAGCTCTTTTTGCTTGAAGAACGGCTCTCCCATAGTAATTCCAGCGGCTTTGGCCTCGGCGCTGCGTGCTATTACACAGCCGTCATTGTTCGAGAGAACGACAACCGGGCGCCCTCTCAGGTCAGGCCTGAATACGGTCTCGCATGATGCGTAGAACGAATTCACATCACAGAGCGCAAACATACTCAGCTCGCCGATTTGACGATGAAAGTAACAACGCCGAAAACGTCCAGCGTATCTTCGCTGCCTACAACAATCGGACTGTAGGCGCTATTCATTGGGATGAGTTGGACTGTCGGGCGTAGCTGCAGGCGTTTAACAGTGAATTCCCCTTCCACCGCGGCGATGACAATGTCACCATGTTCAGCTGTGCGCGAACTGTCCACCACTAGTAGATCACCGTCGCTGATCCCGGCTTCGATCATTGAATCACCCGCGGCTTTGACGAAGTATGTTGAGCTCGGGTGGGAAACCAGTAACTCATTGAGATCGATACGCTGTTCAACGTAATCAGCAGCAGGGCTTGGAAAACCACACTGTACTAAGTCACTGAAAAGCGGGAGAGCGATAATTTCTCGCAGTTCTGTTGGCCTGATGAATTCCATTGCACACACCTCAAATACTGTTTTTATATACAGTAGTTTTATTTGTAAGTATCCGCAAGATGCAGGCCCAGCAGCGGCTGCTTAAAGCTTCGCCGTTTCGTTTCTAAGTTTCTCACGCGCTTAGAATTATGCCGTTTGTAAATTTCTCAACTTAAGTCGGGGCTGTCTCAGCAACTTTATTTTTTTGGTTGAATAAACAATCAGTCGGCATTTCTACCCGAACGCAGACGAACTGATCAGCAGGGATATCAACAGGATCGCCATCGTTTATACCGTCCTGTTCGTTTCTGGCGAATGCTGGTGCATCAGAGTGTGTACGATGATAGGTTTTGACCAACACAGAACCATCGGCATTAACCTCATAATCCAGCCAAATCAGCGGTTGTTTATTCCGGTCTGTGGGAATCTCAAACCCTCCGTCGATACCGCCCCAGGCAGCGTCTGAATTGAGTGATTCACACCCATCAATGAGATATTGGCCTACATCCAGACGAGTGACCGTAACGCCTTCTGATTCAACATTAGTTTCATATCGTCCGTCACCGTAAATCTTCACAATTGGTGACGCGATTTTGATAAACCCGTTGCTATCTACGGTTGTATTGCTTGTATCACGCACTACGGCGAGATTGTACCAGGACTGAGAGTTGGGGTTATAGACCTTGTAACCGAATCCACGTTTACCATTATTGTCGCCATAAAAACCTATTAGCTGCATTCTGGCGGCTTCATCGGCAGAGGTAATATCAATCCATGCTCCTACGGCCCCACCTTCAACCTGGCCAGTAATGAAGCCGGTACTGTTTTTCCAGTAAATGTTCGTCGGTGTATCACCAGGCGCAAACCGTGCTGTCTTTTGTCTTATGGCTCCAATGTTAGTACAGGCTCCCCAGTAATCCCCGGTTGTTGCCCCCGTTCCACCATATCGGGTTCCGAGTGGTACCGGATTACCATTATTCGCAATGACGACTCCCCATTCATCTTTTCGAATGACAAGAGCGTGGTCCTGCGTTGGGCCATAAACGACACTCTGATCCTCCTGGGTAATGAATGCTCCTAAACCGAGGTTTGTGCGAGCGCCTGATGCGGTTGTCGATCCGGTACCACCCTGGTTAACAGGCACTGCCCCGCCGCTCTTAGTCGCCATATTGTCAGACAGGTATTTCCATGACGGGCCGGTGAAGGTAGTGCCGTCTGGCAGCTTCACTGTGATGTTTCCGGCCGCACTGTAAACCTGCTGCCAGTTCTGTTTGTCGTAATTCAGTCCACGTAGCGCTTCAGCACTTTGCGCCACCAGCGCAGCAGTGACCATATTCAGCGCCACGCGCGGGACCGCTGACCAGGCCGCTCCGGATTGTGTCGGCCCGGTAAAGTTGCTGACCAGCGAAAGTTGCGCATTACTCTCTACCGATTTTACGGGCAATGTATACGACACGCCGCCAACAGTAGAGACAATAAAATCACCTGCAGCGAGTTCAGTTGCGAATGATGTTCCGGAACCGCCAACAATAGCGGACCCGTTTGTCAGGGTGATGGTGCCTGCCGACATAAAATACTCCTGAATTCAGATAATAAAAAACCCGCCTCGGCGGGTTCTTGTTTTGTTCATTTTGTACAGGTCGAGCCGGTAAAGTTGTTTTTACTTACCCATCGCCAGTTGAAAGGATATCCAGCTTTGTATTCAATCTGATTTGCTACTCGCCTCACACCATAGACCTGAACAGTCTGTTCTTGTCCACCGACAACTATTACGGCCTCACATACTGGATTCTGCTTCTCAAGGAGACTGGATGAGCAAGCAGAAAGAAGACTGCAAAAAAGAAACATGACTGATATTTTTTTCATTATTTTGCCCTGAGGTAATTATTTTTATAAAAATTAACCTGACGGGGATATTAATGAAAATAGATTAAACAGATCAATATCAATACATCGATCGTTTTAAACGATCATTTAATCAAATGCAGCCGTATTGATAGCGGTCAAAGAAATTCCTGTGTTGGTTCCTCCACCTGGTGAGCCAGTTCCGGTAGATGTACCACCTGCGTTTATTCTCGTACTGCCACCATTAAACCTACAAGATGAATAGGCATTTATAGTGTAGATAGTTGGGGGCTGAGTGGAGTTATTAACGATAATCGTCTGACCAAGCTGAGCCGGAGCGACAGCCCACGACCCGGACAGTGTCTGGTCAATGTTAATCCCACCGCTTGCACCAGGACTCCCCACAGTTTGTAGATCAGAAAGCACCCTTGATTCGTTCGTCAGAACAAGCTTACCGGAGGCATCCCAGATAGCAAATCCCCACGCAGGAAGTGTTTGAGGAAATATTGCAAAGACATATGCTGTAAGCGTAAAGCTCTGGTTATAGGGATTTACGCCACTAATATAGACATTTCCTCCGATGCGATATGACATGACGGGTGTCGGCTGCGCCGTATCAGTAGTTTTGATAAAAACTATTACCGGATAATCGGCAGGCACCGAAAGATATTGTGCCACCTGTTGGGAGCTGCCATTAGCTGAGGAATTAAATGAGTATTTCCCGTAGAGGCAGAAAGGCGTTGATTGCGGAGTGACGAAGGGATTCCCATTATCCATTAAAATCATTGCGCCAAAGTCAGACACTATGCCTTCTCCATAAAAATGATCAGCTCACATTTTGAGGCCGGATAATTACCAAGCCCAGTGTCAGATGCGGACGTCACAGTTATTGAGTTACCTGATGCAACTATTCTGCGCCCTACGCTGTTACCTCCTTCATCAAGAGAAACAACAAAACCAACTTTAAAACCTGTTGGCACAGTGAAACTCCAGGAACCTGAGTTCTGACCTGCTGCAAGTGGAATGCGGCCTACTACCGATACTGGTTTAATGCCATAGTTATTAGGCCTTCCGCTGGCATCCCATGTTTGTATTCCCCATGACATCAGAATACTCCTGTCAGTTTTCCAATCTGTACGCGCAGGACGCCGTTAGCATCCCTTATGCTGTCAGTAACATTCGTTGTCTTTCTTGCACCCTGCCCGTCACTGCCATAGTTTTCCCAGGTGCCACCTTTATCCAGTTTCCATCCAGATTGCCCGGCAACGTAATTGTTGGACTGGATAAAGTTACCGATTTTGGCATTGGTGATCGTGCCATCCTGAATAAACGCTGAGCTGATAAAGACCTGTCCATTAACCACAGCGAACGGCGAATACTGAGTATCACCACTGCCACTCATCAGTACGAACTGGTTAGCGTTGAAACCTACTCGGGTAACAATCGGCTGCCCTGCCTGCGCCAGCACGGCAATCGACATCCCGGCGTTATACATGATGCCGTTTACCCTCACGCCTGCTTTGAGGGTATAAATCGCCGAAGCGCCGGAGGCATCAACGACGGCAGTAAGTTTGTCTTCCAGTGCTGCAGTAACGTCCTCAATCTGCGCCTGCACCTGCGTTGACAGTTCGGCCATTGCCTTATCAACTTCAGCAATTGTAGTTTTAACAACCAGAATATCGGCACGCACTTCCCCGTATTGTGCCCACTGGTGCTCAACTGTTCCGTGGTTGGCCAGCGCGTTCTGCATTGCGGCTTCAAGATTGGTATCAATATCGCTGGTCAGACGGTCGCCGTCGGCCGAGGTAAGGAAATCGTCTGCGATATCGCCCAGATAATCATCGGCGTTATCGTTAGACATCCCCCTTATCCAGTCGGTATACCCGGACTCGTTACCCGTTCTGTCAACCAGCTGCGCGCGGTACCAGAATTCCTGCCCTGCTTTAAGCCCGAGCTGAGTATATTCAGCGGAAGGATAAGGCACATCTGAGAGCAGGAGTGGCTCTGAAAAGTCACTGTTGGCAGTGTACTGAATTTCCGTTTTTAGCGTATCGCCAGTGTTTGCCGGGAAACCCCAGTTAAGACGAATCCCCCAGTTAATGCCCGTGGCCGTGAATCCTACTGGCTTAGGCGGATTGCCTACTTTGCCGGTCAGTGTCTTCTCTTCTGAATATCCCCATCCTGAGGAAATTTCAGCGGCATTAATTGCGCGCACGCGCACCAGGTAGCGTCCGGCATAAATCCCCGGGACGTCAAATGACGTTGTGGAGCTGCGCGGCATGTTCACCCAGTTTCCGTCGTTGCGGCGCCACTGCCCCTCATAGGTGATAGCATTTTGCGCCTGATCCCAGCTCACGCGCATGGTTTCGACGCTGATATTCTGCTGAACCACAGAAAACGAGCTGATCACGATATTAGCTGGCGGGGCCTGATTACCAGGCGGTATTACACTTATTGGCCGCTGGTCGATAATTGCGCCAGTATCGATACGGGCATATTTATCCGGGTCGTGCCATGCGGCGGTGATCGAGAAGGTGCCATTATCGTTATCGGTTACGCTGACAACGCGGTACTGCTGCGCGTAGAGCTCGTCAGATTCCACCACCCAAACAGCTTCGGTCTGAGGCGTCTCACTGTATGCCGTGGTGACTGTGACTGATTCACCGTTCACGGCCTGAATGGTCCTGCTCTGCGACGCTCCGGAAGGTAGGTTGAGAATAAGGCGATCACCTGCTGTCGCATCTGCCACGCGGTCAAGTTTGATAACGCGACCGTTAACGGCGCTGATGCGTCCGCCCATAACCTTTCCGGAAAGCAGTTCGTCTGCCACGGCGATGATGTAGCCCGGCTGTGGTATGTTTCCATCCAGGCCGACATCGAACGAAACAACACGGTCTTTATTGTTGGTGAGGATGCCCCAGCGGCCTTTTCGGTTTGCTTCTGATTGCCGGGTGCATCCGATAGCCGTCATCTCCAGTTGATTAAAGCCGTAACGTGCCACCAGCGCCTGCTCAAATACGGGCTCCATCGCGTCAGCGTAGGCGTTATCCGGATCGGACCAGGATACCAGCGCTGTGGTGTATCGGGTTTTCGTGGTGCTGCTCGAATAGGTGAAGCGACCGTCAATAACGTTCGCGCGCGTATAGCTGTAATCAACATCACGTGGCATGTCAGCCAGGGCAACGATCTGATCCCCGCCCCAGTAAGTCATGCCGCGGAAGATAGCGGCAAAATCACGCAACACAGTGTAAGCGTCGTTACGGTCCTGGATATAGACGTTGCAGGTATACCGTGGTTCGGTACCGCTTCCGCCTTTGCCGTCCGGTACCTGCTGATCGCAATACTGAGCCACCTGGTACAACGTCCATTTATCGATGTTAGCCGCAGTAAGCCGGTTACCAAGACCGAAACGATCGGTAACCACCAGATCGTAAAAAATCCACGCCGGGTTATCCGTCCATGCCCATTTAAACGCCCCGGTCCATGTACCGCTATAGGTTCGGGTTTCAGGGTCATAAGTATCAGGAACGCGGATAACACGTCCGCGGGGCTCACAGGAGATCTGCGGGATTGAGCCGTTAAACTGGCTGGAGTCGAATTCGATGTAAAGCAGCGCGGTGTTCGGATAGCGCAACTTGGCGTCGATCACCTCAGTGAAGCTCTGCAGTGTCATCGTGTCGCCAGTCTTCGCGCTGTTAGCATCGGCTGTAATTTTACGCAGTCTGATGGTCCAGGTACTGCCAGCCTGAGGTAAATCAATTCGGTGGCTACGCTCGTAACCAGAGGTTGTTTTCCCGGTCACGCTGGTATTGAGTACCGTCTGCCATGTTCCGCCGTCAGTCTGCAGGTCAATCGCATAGTTGATCGAATAGCCGACCAAATCCCCGTCATCTTCCTGTTTAAACAGAGACGGCCATTTCAGACGCAGGCGTACTGCCGATAGCTGGGTGTTAGTGAAAGTGCGTGTCCATGCGGTAACACTGGAAACTTCAGTACCCACGCTGATTTCGTTTTCGGTACCGGGAATGCCCTGAATGTAATTTTGTGCCTGCGTTCCCGCGCGAAACTCCCACGTCACGCCGCTGAAGTTTTGTGAGCCGTCGGAGTTCTCCAGCGCCGTTCCGTCCAGGTAGATATCTTTGCCGGTTAGCTGCCCTGCAAACTCCCCTTCCCCAAGCGCAACGAGGATTTTTGCCTTCGCTACAGATTGCAGATCATCAGGCTGTTCGGTAGGGGTTCGGGAACTGGAGCTGCCGCCCTTGCGGCCCTTTACTACTTTTTCTGTAGCCATATTGCGCCCATAAAAAAGCCACCCGAAGGTGGCCTGAAAAAAGGTATGTTATCTACTGCTGATCTTCGACATAAATTCCGGCTGAGATAATCGCTCCGCCGATTCGCCGGCGACCATAAAGCAGCGGTACCGGGTAGCCCTGAGCAGCGGTGTTTGTCACTCCACCGAATGCGTAGGAAGCGCGGTTATCTGCACTTTGTTTGCTGGCTAATCCGGTTGGCTGAGGAGATAGCATCTGGACAACACCACCCGCCATCATAGCTCCACCAGCCATCATTACATTTACACCCCAAGCCTGGGCAAAACCAAATGTAGCAATGGCACCTACTGCAACAATAACAGCACCCAATATTGTCTGAAGTACACCAGCCTTTTTGCTTCCGATGATAACCGGTACAATCCTGACCACTTCACCAGTTACCGGAAACCCTAGGTCATCAACTCCTATGTTTTTCTTTCCTTTAAAAATGGCAAAGGTTAGTCCGCGACGCTTGCTGTTTACCATATAACTTTCAAACCCGGAGATTGTTTTTGCGAGTGCTACACCTGCTTCAGAAACTTTACTGATAAGTCGCCAATGAGTTTTACCAAATATTTTCCCGGGTTCGCCGCCGAGTTCAATTCGAGTCATTACTTCAGACATATAAACCTCTTAAAAATAAAAAACCCCGCCTGAGCGAGGTTATATATAATTGCTGCATTCAAAATGCTGTAGGGTAGATACCAAAATCACCGTTGGTTCCGTAACCAACTCTAAACATCAATACCCCAGTATCTGTCACCTTACCAGACTGTTCGCTCATGCCTCCACCACACATACCTTTGGGCCAAGCGCTAAAGATATGATCTCCAATTTTGGGATAGACCGTTACCTTTTGAGCTGTGTCTAAGTCTGCGACCTCCTTGCCATCAACATAAACTCGGGTCATGCAGGCGCTGCCCATAAAACCAGAGTCGCGTTTGATTATTACCTTACCAGTCCCTTCTTTTTTAACTAGCAGTGTATTGTTGATAACCTGTTTTGCAGGAACATCCTGTGCTTGTTCATTTGTCACCGGCTTAGTTGCACAACCAGCAACCATTAAGATGGAGGTAAAAACTAAAATTCTTTTCATATCCCTATCCCCTTTGGTCAATTTTACCAAAAGAGTAGCAGGGATCGAGCGACGACAAAACCCGCAGTTAAGCGGGTTAGATTAATGTCGGCTAATACTACGTCATTACGCCACGTCAGCACCAAGTATCAGATGGCGCAGAGCTATAACGCCTTCTGCGTTATAGCGGAATGCTTCAACCTGTTTGCTAGAGTGTGCTGACTTGTCCAGAAAGAATTTGCCGTGCACCTCAGTCTTAAGGTTATTGGCATTGGCGATGCGCCCGATCTTCTGAGCGGATACTCCAAGCATTTCGCCGACCTCACCGGCGGTGTGATAATGCTCTTCAATCACCGGTAGCGGAATCGCGTCATAACCAATCAGCGGATTAATCAGTGATGCCGCCAGCGTCTGGTGAGCCATTGGGTCCAGGCGAGGAAGGAGAGATATAATTTCTCGCGCATTGGCGATGTTCTTCTCCAGAGCCTGGGCTTTCAGTTGATCCGCTTTTGCAAGGCGGTACTCAGTGATGCCGGTATTACTTTTCGGCATTGCTCGAATCGCCTGCATATCTTCCAGCTTATCGACCAAAGAGCGACGAACAGCTTTCGATTCGCGCGCGGCCACGCGGAGAGCCTGTTTGATTGACATGCCAATGACCTCGACAGGACGACCGCCAGACTTTCCGGCAGGTTTTACGAAAGTTTCGTAAAACTCCCCTTCCAACTCATCTTTGATGCGCTCAACAAAGTCATTGTTGCGTACCATCTTCTCACCGCACTGCTTACGGGCAGAATTGACCATCTCCAGCAGATACTGACTATCAATGGTTTTCTCGACGACATGCCCGTTACCTGGTAAACTAACTTTAGTCATTAGTTGGATCCTTTTGACAAGTTTCAATGGAAGCCGGCAGGTGCGAACTGTCGGCTTTTCTATTTGCATTGTGCAAATTCAGTAAATTCTTGGTCTTTCATCCCTCTTGAGTTGTCGCTCTGCATACTCCTTAATTTGATACATAAAGGCTCCGCCATCGTTAAAACAATCATGTAAGCGACCTGCAAGGGGTGACTCTATCGCTCTTAAAGCCGGTTCTATTTGTCTGAACCATGCTTCACACATAGCTTCAAAATGACTAAACAACGCATTCACGTTATGGGCATGGATTTCCCGCTCACTCGCTTTGCGCTGGGTAGGAAGATTAATGGTTACCTCGCGATCCAGGATGTCTAACACCCATCTACGGAACTCTTTTGCCACAGACGTTCTCGCAAACATAGCGATCATGTGCGCACCTCTAAGGGAGAACACCCGTGCATTTTGCATCCCGCTAGGGGTGGTCAAGTTGACCACCCTCGTCATTTTTTCCGTAAACTCATCACAATGCCTCGCATAAATACGCTGCACAGCTTTATCGTCTGCATACTGGAGCGCAAAACCAATTTGATTTGCCGTCAACCAAATTCCATCAATATCGGCAATGGTCTGCAAAGATACGTCTTGGAAGTTAAGCTCTGTATTGGTTACACTATTCATGTCGATAATTCCTTCTCGGGATTTGTTCGATAAGAGGCCCTGACTATTGCAAGTAGTTGGGGCTTCGCCGTTTTTATGCTTGAGCATTTTTCTCACCAATCAGCCCGTACGCCTTTCTCAACTGGTAAATCAACTCTGTATTGAACTGACGGCACTTCTCCTCCCCGTTACGCTCTATTGCTTTACGTACATCTTCGGGAAAGCGAACTTTTCGCTGATACATCTCTTTTGCTTTTTCCATAACCATAACCACCCAATCAACGCCCCACCGTGGGGCACACCACAAAGTGTCACACCGTGAGGCATTGCTGTCAACCCCACCGTGGGGCATAATTTACTAATTGTGAACTTTTTTCAGATTGGAATAACGAAATGAGTAGAGAAGACCCTCAACTGCGGATTAGGCTTCCCATTGAATTGAAAGAAATAATTGAATCCTCTTCTAAAGAAAATAATCGTTCAATGAATGCAGAGATCGTCACTTTGCTGGAACTGGCGATAAGAGTTTGCAGAGAGTTTGGCCCAGACAATGGTCCAGTAGTTCAGCAGTTCAAGCAAAGGCTCGCTGATATCGATAAAAAACAAGACGCACTTGAGGAAGAAATCACCATGACTAGCAAGGACATGGAAAGGATGGTCAAGAAAATCAGCAATAATGTGCTTGAACAGATAACAAAGTCCTATGACCTTGTTCCAAAAATTTCAAATCAAGAGCCTGAAGACACTGAATGAAAGGACAAAAAACCAACCCAACTATTAAAGAGCACCTACTGGCGTGATTAAAACGCCGTTAAGTGCGTTGAGCTAGGTATGCTGTTAAAATATTACCTGTAGGGTAATAATTTAAGAGCTTTTAGCACTTTTCGCAAAAAAACCATCTGAGTTGGCTAAATGAATTCTTTGTGGCGTAGAATCCTCATCGTCCGTTCCTGCCAGTAACCCCCATACTGTACGCGCTGGCTCAGATGTCCGTACAGGTGGTGCAGCAGCATATTTCCCTCAAGCAGAATTCCCGCGTGATTCCACTTATCAGCCTGGACCTGCATGATCACCATATCGCCGGGTTTCGGTGGTCCGTCGAATTCACGGAATCCGCACTCATACCAGCAATCCTGATAGAAGTTGTCCGGATAGTCGTTTTCCCACCAGGGATAATCAACCCGGTAGTCGTGCAACTCAATCCCATGTGTTTGCCGGAAATAGCTCATTACCAGCCCCCAGCAGTCGAAGTGGCCAAGCACAAACGGACGCTCCAGCAGCGGCAGTTCTCCGCGCGGCTGGATGGTACGTAAATCCCCCTCCGGCCAGCTCACGATGTGCCAGGGTAGAAGCGTTGCATCGCATTGCGCTTTATCCAGTTCGCTTGGTTGCGTCGTGGCATCAGGATGACTGTGAACGATGGCGATCACCGTTCCCCAGTCCTCAGCTGATGCGTAATCTTCCGGACAAAGGACAAAATTGTCCTCTGGCGCCGCTGCAAGATTACGGCACGGGAAATAACGTTCAACACGGCTTTTCTGCGCCACCACGCCGCAACACTCGCGAGGATACTCAGCTGCAGCATGAGCCATAATCGCATCGATGGTTTTCTGACGCATATCAGCTCCTGATCAAAGACGTGCCAGGGAACCCACCGAACGGCAGTTCGTTGCCGTCTCCATGCCGGAGCTTACAGGCTGTAAGCGTGCCGGGGCATTCATCTAGCGACGGATCGCTTACCGGGTTGTTGTTTTTATCGAAATAGCGGGTACCGGCATAGTCGCAGCCGTCGCCGGTGCGATACTTGTTCCGGATGCACCAGGTACAGAGCGAATGCAGCTGGCGCGTCGGAATCATCAATCCCTGCAGGTCCATCGGACTGGAAAGTGTGAACTCCACCGACTCGTTTGTCTCTGCGCTTTTGGCATCGATGTAAAATACCTTCACCTTTTCCTGCGTGGGGTCTGCCGTGGCGTTCCCGCCTGGAAAATTTCGGGCATCAAGGTAGTTAGCCAACGTATCATGGATCGTGACCTTCGCCTGCAGCAGATCATCATAGGCAAGACAAAGCGCAGTGATAGAGCTGTCGAGGTTAGCAACCGATAATTTTGGCTGTGCGCTGCTCCCATTGGTGGAGGCCTCAATTCCCTCAATATGACAAGGCCACGCTTTATATTCCTGCCCCTGCCACCATATGGATTTCGCAGGCAATTTGCTTTCATCCCCACCAGCAGCATCAATCTCCTCTGGTGTATGCGCAATATTATGCGCATGGAAGCAAAGCACATCTGGCATACCGAAGTCGGTGCCATCCATAGTAAAAAGCCGGACAGAATTCCCCGGCTCGAGTTTTTGATAATCAGCATGAAGGCTCATGGTGCAAATGCCTGTTCAAACGTTGCGGTTACGGTTTCCACTTTTTTATTCAGGGTGACTCGCTGAAGGCTGTCAGCCTCAACACGCCAGAGGGCTAAATCACCACCAGGTGGAGTGAATGTGAAAGACTTGGTTTTATGCCTCCGCAGAAATGAATGAATCTCTCTGGCTATTACCGGATCGCCAGTAAAAGAAAAGGCATAATTTAGAACCTCATCGTTCAGGCCAGAACCACTTACCTGCTTGTACCCATCACCGAACTGCGCCGTTCTGACTGTATCTTTGCTGCTCAGAGTGGGCTGGCTTGCTGCCTGAATCTTCCATGCAAAATGCTCTATGGCCATCAGTTACCTCTGTTTATTAGCATTCCAGATAATCCCACCAGGCTGTATTTCACGGGCTATCCCCTCCCGCACAGAGCGATCGACCACTTTCTGGTAGGCCTGAGCGAGTGCACCACTATTTTGTTGCTGCGTCTGATCGCCGGCTTGCCCGGTTGTAACTGAAACAGGGGCATAAACACTAACGCCACCCATACCAGCAGCAGCGGCATTACCACCACCAACCAGTCCGCCC